GCGTGATATTGAAAAGCTCGTTGAAAATTCTCTCCGTACGTTTACGGCGAGTCCTTTTGAGCTTAGTGTTGCTACGAACCGGTTGTGTTTGGATGCTAATGAGAGGTTTTATGATGGGGCAGTTGAACTGTCTTTTTCTGCGGTTGGTAAATCGAAATTTCTTTCAGGTTGGGATACTATGGCTCGAAAGTTGGATGTTTTTCCACACAAGTATGAGTTAGATGAATCACAATTTGATTCGTCCCTTTTTAGGGCTGCTCTTTATGGGCAAAGAGATATTCGGTGGTCGCAGTTGGGGTGTGAGTATCAAACAGAGGAGAATCGTTGTCGGTTATGGGCTGTCTATGACAGTATCGTAAATTCCGTGATTGCGATGGAAGATGGATTGTTGGTTCAAAAAACCACAGGTAATCCATCAGGTTCATCGAATACAGTTGTTGATAACACAATGATTCTTTTTCGTTTGTTTGCTTATGCGTGGATTGTTTTGTGTAAGGAAAAGAGGATACGACCCTTGTATTCTCATTTTCTCGCTAATGTGGCTGCATTGTTGTATGGTGATGATAACACTTATTCGTGCTCGGATGAAGTTAATAGTTGGTTTAATCCTGCTAACCTCTCCAGAATTTGGAGTGCTATTGGTGTGACAACAAAAACCCCACGTTGGGAATCGGGTACGTTAAACGATGTTTCTTTTTTGAGTAACCGTTTTGTTTATTCGAAGGATTATTCTATGTGGTTTCCTGTCCCTGAGACTGAGCGGATCTTGTCATCCGTGTGTTGGGGTGCTGAGAAAGATGATGTCCGTTATCATTTTCTTAGAGCGTGTGCTTTACGTATGGATTCATATTGGAATAAGGAAGTGCGTGGTGTTCTTTCTGATTATTTGGATTATTTAAAAAAACATCATGCTAACGAGTTGGTTGGTTCTATCAAGATTACGGCCGAATCGGAACCGATTACAATGGATCAAATCTATGCGTTATGGAGATCGGACACGTGGATTGAAGCGCTTTATGCGGGTGTTGAAAGGCAAACTGGTCAGGATAATACATGTTCCGGTTTAGTTTTCTCTTCGTTTGATTATTCACTTCTTTCTTTTGTTCTTCCTTCATTGCATGTCATTGACTCGTC